ATTAGCAAGTTGATCCTGTGTAACAAATTGTGAATAGTCAACGGGAGTCCTCGTTGCAACATATGAATCAGGATGCATCGCCGTCGTCGCAATATATGAATCATCAACCACCGCGGGGTTGTACTGGTCCATGTATGGATCAGTGGGCCAATAAGGGACCGGCCCCCCGCCCGGTCCCTTATTAGGTTGTTCTGGTAGCGGCATGCTGCTCCAATATCCGGCGTCTGGTTGCTGTACCACCCAAGGGCTCCCGTAGAAATCGCGCGGCCCCGGTGTTGGCTGCGGGTCCTCGTCGGGTGGTGGGTCGCCCTCGACGGGTGGTGGGTCGCCAGGCGGCCCCCCTGGAGGCGTCCACCAGGGGGGCCGCCCCCCTGGCCAATAGTTAGACCAGTCTTGGGCAAACTCGTCAGAATTCAGATATTCATAATTCAGATACCTAGGGGGCCTGTGGTCGGCAGTCTTACCCATGAGTGGTGACCCCAGGCACTGCAGCTATTTGTGCTAGGTTTCTGTTCGCAATCATTCCAATATCTCCTTCGCCATCGTCGTGTGGACGGGCGTATAGCCAATATCTGCAAGTGCTCTGATCCAGCCCTTACGGCCGCTCAGCGTGATATGCTTGCAGTCCAGTTGCTTTCCAAATTCTCTAAAGGTCGCGTCCATGTTCTTAATCTCTTCAAGATCGCCGGCTGCCAGAAAAATGTGCAATGCGCGCATTTTTGGGTAGCACACGATCTGAGTAACCACACAACTCAGCCTCGCGGGCCAGAACTGCATTGCCCCGGTGGCAACTTCTGCAACTACATCTTCAAAATCATGCGTGCCGCCCGAATATTCAAGCGCCGAGTTGAGCAATATTCGATAGGGTAGCATCGCCTCCAATGCTGTTGGCGCGACCTGGCTCATAATGCAGTTGCCCCTACGTTGCCTGAATTGTCCACTGTGATGCTATAGCGCGTCCCATCTGGACTCTTGAGCACGAGCCTTGCGGCGCCCACTTCCAGGTCTTGATTTTTCTTGTGATTAAGCGCATCTGCTTGTTCGATGGCCAGGTTCATTTGACTAATATTTTGTGGGCTATAGTCAGTTGTAACGACCGGTAAAATCATCGTCTGCTGCCCTCCACTACTTCAAGTCTCATTATCCCTGCTCGCCAATCTGTGGCGACGTCTCCGGTAATGCGCATACTCACCTCGCGTCCCTGGAACCGGACACTGGTCGGGTTAGTCATTGTGAATGGTCCATGACTCACCTCTGACCCATTTGGATAGTTCCGCGTTTTAAATGTGGCCGTCACATCCCCCTGAGTCTTCTCGTCAGGAATTAATGACCGGGCTACCACAAGACGATCGCCGGACCCGATTTGCATGGGGCCGCTCTCGCAAAAAACGGTGGCAGAATCATAATCGAAACCAACCTCATGCTCGTAAATATAACCATCCGAGCTCACATAATTCGGGTATACATAAACGCCAACATCAGCGCCTGCTGTTCTCGCAAGCGCCCCGATCATCCAGTAATTTTCGCGGTAGTTCCAAGCCACATATCGATTATTTTCCAGGCTATCCTCGCTCGGATAAAACCACCATATCTCGGAGAACTTTGAGTTCAATACGCCATATACTTTGGATCGCTGAGCCTCGTTGATATCCGAGAAAATGTAATCGCCAACGGTGCTGGGAAGTGTGCTCACCGCACCATCATAAATATGAAATGAATTCGTGCCCATCCAGACTGCAAACTGATCTGCCCGGACGCAGGCATTGGCGCCTGCAACGCCGCAGCCGGTACCGACCTTCTGAAAGCCATAGACGTATGGAGGGCCCTGGTATCGGGCAATATGGGCATCGATGGTGGTGAGGATCAAAGTCTCGCCGCGCATGCTGATCGCGCTGACAATATTGCCGCCAGTGGCAAGCGTAAATCCGCCTGCCTGGTTAGTAGCTGCAGCAGCCCAGAGATTGTTGTTTTCCTGGTCCGACCATTCAATTCTGTTGCCTTCTCCGCCAGCGCCCAGCGCGAACACGAATCGCTCATCTGTGGTGATGATGGCATTATTGTCTACCGGCGCATTGCTCAGCACTGCTGCTATAGTTCCTGTATTATTGGCCCACTGGTAGATTTTGCCATCACTGGTCGCGCAACCAATTGCGTATTCACCCCAGGCATCGATTGACCAGGAGGTGGCCGGCGTGTAAGTCCCATTGTCAGGTCTGGGTGTTCCAAACGTATAAGTACCCCAAGACATGCCGCCCCAACCGAGATTCTGCACGCAGTCAGCGGCTCCTGTTGTAAACCCAGTTGGAGTTATGTCAAATACGTCAAATGCTTCATTGATCGCATAGAGATTACTCTGCGTCCCGGCAACGGTTCGCCGGGCGCCGCTATTGTCTCTGTAGTTAATTATTTTTCTGCAGACGCCGGTCATTGCTGACGTTGTCTTTAGTTGCCAGCCGCCGATCGGTTGCATCGAGTCCTCGTACCAACGGACCAAATTGCTATCATTCCAGGCGTTTGCCTGCTGGTAGTTGGTGCCGTTTCTGACGATGCCAGGTGCGAGATCCAGATTGATTAGCATCAGTAACTCCAGATCGCGGGCGAAGGAAAATTCGGTGCCTGATCCAGATGGATGAACCGGGCATCGCCCGATTGCGCCACACCGATTCTTTTGATGCCAAATTTCATAGCAGTCTCAATGAGATCGAGCGCCTGGGCACCACTGAGCGCAATGTCGCAGGCCCAACCAGTGGTATGCGCTCCGGTAACTTTTTTACTTTTTTCCAGATCATGCGCCTTACAGCGATAACCGCTCGAAACAATTAATGGGAAACCATCCCCTGGGAGCGCGTCTCGGATCCCATCCAATAGGCTAGCGAACTCAGGCTGAATTCCCTCTTTGCCACAATGCTGGCACCTGAATTCATCTTCGTGAAACCATTTCACTTGCCAACCCCCTTCAATCGTTCCACGCTCCTGGCACCAGCCAGGCCGAGCATGCCGAGCAAAACGGGCATCATCGTCCCTGTATCAGCTTGCGGTACAACCACACCAAAAGCCGACGCAATTGGCGATATCAAGAAATTCACACCAAACCCGGCTACGCAAACCCAAGCACATGCTGGCCGCCAAGACGACTGAAACCAATGCCCCTGCGCCTCGGCCTTATTGAGCTCAATTTGAGCCAAGGCCATGGCATGTGCTTGGGTTTCTGCGAGCGTGCTCAGTTCAAAAGCTATGCGGGCGCGTTCATCCGCGTCGGGGATAACCTTATCGAGCAGGCTTGTCACTGGCCCCAACAGGGCATTGAGCATCCCCATCAATTCACCTGCTCATCCTGTTCATTCTCAACCGATTGAAGTGAATTCTTGATGCTTGAGGCATAGGCATTGACCAGCAGATGCAATTCCTGCTGCTGCAGTTCGGCCTGACCTAGCTGATTTTTCAATTCGACCAGGCGGTTCACCAACGCCTGGCCCTCGTGACCCAGGTTGGCAATTTCAATTTCTTCGCCATCGATTACTAACGTCTCCATAGTGTCGCTCCGCATGTTTTAAATTAACTTTCGTTTGACTTCTTTTTGTTTATAAGTCCTTGCACCGTGTCTGTCTCCCATATCCTGATCAATGTCCAGATCAATGTGAGTAGCGCGGCGATTGGTGGCAGCCACCCTGCTAATGCTCCAATTGTCCCGCTTATCGCAAACGCGTCTACTGCTGTTTTGGCCTGCTCATCCATATGTATCAATACTCTCATCCTTTTTGTACCGAGGTTATTCTCTAGGCCGCCCAAGGAACTCCGGTTTCTTCCGTCGCATTACGCTCAATCTGAGCCTCGACCCGCTCTGTCCGGTTTGCCTCGATAGCTGCCTTGTCGTTATCCTCTGGCAAGCTATCCCAAACCCAACTAAGAACTTCATCCTCAGTTAAGTCGTCATAGGGTATAAAATCTGGAGCCGCAGGGTCGTAAGTACATTTATACTCACCTGCATCGACTGCGGTCTCTGGGCCGTCATCGTTCTGGGCGCGACATTGCCAGCGCACCTCAATGACTCCGCCGTCAGCGTCCATGTGTGTCATGTTGTTGACGCTCCAAGTTGTTGTTATTGCCATAGGTTGTTACTCCTTTTAAGATTCTAGTGCCGCTATTCGGGCGCTTAAGGTTTCGATTAGGGTTTGTTGCTCTTGGATTGCTTTGACTAACATGGGTACTAATGCAGAGGGGGCTAATTGTTGTGTGCCGTCTGGGTCTTCAGCCCAGATGTTATGACCATTTACGACATCAGAGTTTGCATCAATAACAGCCTTAACTTCTTGAGCTATAAAGCCGTGATGAGCTTTGCCTTCACCATATACAGGATCAGATGAATCTGCGTCGTACTGTGGCAGGGTATCTGCGATAGCGTTTTTGGCGTTCCACTTAAATGTGACGGGACGCAACGCATTTATAAACGAAAGACCTACTGTTGAATCTGTAATGTCTTTCTTTAATCGTTCATCAGAAGCAGCCGCCCAAGATGTATCACTGCCATCCATAGCAAGAGTAGCCGCACCACCTGATGTGCCTATACTTACAGCATTATCCCCCCCACCCGTAAAATTTGATCCAATAAGAATTTGTCTTACTGCTCCTACAGCACTAGCGGCAATGTTGTAACCAACTATTGTATTTTCGCTGCCTGTTGTCAGCGCATCACCTGCTAAACCACCCACGAGGGTGTTTTCAATGCCTGTGGTGATTCCTGCACCTGCAACATACCCAACTGCTGTATTATAAACATCTGTAGCCGAAGTAAAGTTTTGAGTTGCTAAAGCATCAGTACCAATAGCTGTTGACTTACTTCCTAGTGTATCTGTTCCTAACGAGTGCATTCCTAACGCAACATTGTAATCTGCATCTGTGAGAGCATCGCCTGCTAGGGCACCGATGAGCGTGTTGCGGGTGCCTGTGGTTACTGCATAACCAGAGTTATATCCCAGAGCTGTGTTATACCCATCTGTAGCAGTAGTGTGATTAAGAGTCCTTAATGCACTTCTGCCAATAGCTGTGTTTTTAGATGACGTAGTATTTGTTTGCAACGCACCATCACCAACAGCCACTGTGTCATTTACAGCTACTTGAGCTTGTCCCGCTTGACCGACAATAACATTATTACCACCAGTAGTGGCTCCCCCTGCTGCGTACCCAAGTAATGTGTTACCTCCTCCTGTAGTAATTGCATCACCGGCAAGACCGCCTACAAGGGTGTTTATAGTGCCTGTGGTTACTAAGGCTCCTGCGTCTTTACCTACGGCTACGTTATATGCGTTTGTAGCACTTGTGAAGTTTTGAGTCTGTAATGCTGCGTGACCGATAGCTACGGACATACTTCCTAAAGTATCTGCACCTAAAGCAGATGCCCCAATAGCTACATTGTAATCTGCATCGGTCAAAGCATCACCAGCTAAAGCACCGATGAGGGTGTTTTGAATGCCGGAGGTTACATTTACACCTGCGTTATGCCCTACCGCTATATTGTAAGCATCAACAGTACCAGCATTTTGAGCAGATAAAGCACTTGTACCTACAGCAACAGATTTGCTTGCTGTGTCTTCTACGCTTAACGCATCAACACCTATGGCTACGTTATACTGCCCAGTGGTTATCGCATCACCAGCTAAACCACCGACGAGGGTGTTTTGAATGCCTAAGGTTACTGCTTCACCTGCGGCAAAACCGACTGCTGTATTGTACATATTTGTTGCACTAGCAGGGTTCTGTACTTGTAAAGCGGCTCGACCAACTGCAACTGAACGGCTACCTAATACGTTAGTTGTTAATGTACTAAAACCAACGGCAGTGTTTCCAGTAGCTGTAGTAACAGCATCGCCTGACGTATAACCTATAAATGTATTTTCATCACCTGTAGTAATCGCAGTACCTGCTTCATCGCCGACAACAGTATTATAATTACCACCGCTTGCAATGCTGTTACCTGCGTTGACACCAAAGCGGACGTTAGAGGTTCCTAGCGTTGGGGTGGATAGAGAGCCGTCTGAGGCTATGCGGAAGCGTTCTGTAGGACTTGTACCAGTATCAAAAGCAATGTAGCCAGTGTTATCTGCTGACTTAGAAACCAATCTAGTTTGTCGTCCACTATCGACTAACTGTAAACCTAAATAGTATGAGGAGCCGTCAGCATATTTCATTCCAATATTGGTAGGGCTTGCACCCCATTCAGTAGCTATATCACCATTGACTTCAAGTTCACTATTAGTGCTAGGAGTCTGTCCAATCCCCACGTTGCCAGAGGAGTCGATGCGCATGCGTTCTGTACCGCCAGTAGCAAATGCAAGAATATTTGATGCTATATTAAACATACCTGTATCAGCATCATCATGGAAACTATGTGAAGGAGTAGCCTCACTTTCACGTCCTGCTAGAACAACTGAGTTTTCGACCCGCATGTCACCGTTTACTTGCAGAACAGTACTTGCACCAG